AATACCTATTTCTAAAACTAGATTTTTAAGAGTTTCATTTGATCCAAAGTAATCTTTCCAATTAGATTCAACTTTTAATCGTTTTTTCTTTTTATTTCGTTGAACAATTTTTACTGAATGAAATAATTTTTTACCGATATATTTCTTATTATTTTCAGTATTAGTTATACAATAAACGAAACCAATTGCAAGTTCTGGAACTGTATCAATTGGTTCATTATTATAGACCCACATCTATTCTTCGTCTTCTTCTTCGACTATTTCAGCATCAATTTCTTCTTTACAAATTACACAGAATTGAGGTTCATCAGCTAATAATCCTTCTTCATATTCTATAAAGTATTCAGAGTCGCATTCAAAACATCTAATTAATTTTTTCACCATTGGTAATTCCTTTTAAGTAAATTCAATTTTTATTTAGTATAAAAATAAATTCTGTTTATTTCCCTTTGAAATCAGTTTTATACCAACCATTTCCTTTTAATACAAAATTTGATTTTGCTAATAACCGTGTTGGATTATTAGCATTACAAAATTTACAGGTTTCTGGATCTGATTGATCTTTTCTCAATTCCTCCCAAGTTTCTTTACATTCTTTACATTCATAATCTCTTAATGGCATGTTAATACAAAACACTATCAGTTAATTGAGAATTCATATTAGTAGTATTAATATGATGAACTTTATCTGAAAACCCAGAAGAATATGAAGATGTTCTTGGAAAAGTTCCAACACTTATAGTATTTCCAAATAAACTATGTAATTGCATATACAATTCTTTTGCTTCTAAAATGCTCATTGTAACACTTTTATCATTATATTCAAATGTTAACCCTTGTAATTTCATAATTTTCTCCTTATGCATGACATGCAATGCATTCATTTTTACTTACATTTACACCATTTTCACTTCTTATATAATAAAGACTTTTAATATAAGGATCTGTAAATGCCATTTTATGAACTTCAGAAATATATTCTTCGTCTTCATCAGCCGAAAAGAAGAAATTAATACTCTGAGCTTGATCAATGTAACGTTGTCTAGCAGAAGCTAATCTAACAATTTGTTTTTGGTCAATTTCAAATGCTGTTTTAAATACAGCTTTTTCATCTTCATTTAACCAATCAACATTTTGTACAGAACCGTTATTAGCAATAATATCTTTAACAGTTTCTTCAGTAAAAACATCTTTTTCTTTCATTATTTTTAATAAAGAAGGATTAACTCTATCAACTTTTCCTGCTGCTGTATTTTGTACATAAGCATTTTTATAGATTGGTTCAATACCCTGACTAACAGAACCACAAATTAGAGCTGAACTTAAGTTTGGTGCTATTGCTATTCTATGAGTATTTCTAACATCATATCCATTACACCAAAATGGTTCACCAAATTCAATCGCCATCCATTGAGATGCTCTTAAAGATTCATCATGTAAATGTTTAAATATTTCTAAATTTTTAAAATAAGCATCCATAGATTCAAATGCTATCATATGATCTTGTAAATAAGTATGAAACCCTAACATACCTAGACCTAATGCTCTACTTTTTTCAGCAAATCGAACTATTTTTTCCATTCCTGGAGTTTGTTTACCAATTTCAATTAAATCAGAATTAACACAATCAAGGAATACTGTAGCATCAAATACTGCATCAGTATCTTTCCATTCATCATACAAAGAAGCATTCATAGAAGATAATACACAAGAAAATGTATGATCTTCATCTGACATTAAAGTTATTTCAGTACATAAATTTGATGCTTTAACGATTAATGATTTATCTTTATACATTTTAGGATTTTGTTTATTGATTTTATCAATAAAATTAAAGTATCCCTTTCCAGTAATCATTTTTAATTTTAACGCTTTTTGGTATCTTTCAATAGCTTCTTTATCACCAGCATCTAATCTAGCAATAAAGGCATCAGAAATATTCCAACCAATATTAGCATCATCAGGATTTTTATTAATATAATTAACTAATTCATGAAAATCACCGTGATCAATTTCAATATAACCAGCCCAAGCACCACGTCTTTGACTTCCTTGACTAATATCTCTTGACATTTGAACAAAGTCTTTAAACACTGGCAAAACGCCAGATGCAGAACCTTTCATTCCAGAGATTTTTGATCCTCTTGAACGAATTGCTCCTAGATAACCTGATGTACCAAATCCATTTTTTGATAGAACAGCTGCTTCTTGTTGTGCACCATAAAAATCATAAACAGAATCTTTTATAAATCCACCTGAACAACTTACTGGACAACCAATGCCTGTACCCATATTAGAAAGAACAGGAGTTGATGCAGCGAGATAACCATTCCAAAATAAATTAAAAAATTTAGTTTCCCAAACTGATGGATTATTAGTATATTTTGCTGCATGTTTAGCAACTCTAGTATAAACAGATTGTAAATCAGGATAATCTTTAGAAAGATAATTTTCCTTTAACATTTGCCAAGCTGCAGTCGTAACCCAATTTGGAAGTTTACCTTCTTCTTGGAGTTTTTTCCGTTCTTCGCCTAATTCTTCATAAATTGATAATTCTTTTACCATGTAAATTTTCCTTCTGACCATGCTCTATTGTAATCAGATCCTGTTGAAGAAAAGAAATCATGAAGTGTACTTGATTCCAAATCTTTATAAAACCAAGATTTAATTGGATTATATGCAGGTTTAAATATACCTTTGAATCCTAAATTTTCAAGACAAATATCTAATCTAGATTCAACAAAATGCTTTAATTGATTTTCTGTTATACCTTTGATATGACCTTTTTCAAATATCTTATCAATAATAACAGATTCATGTTCAAGAATTACTTTAGCAGTATCTTCCAATTCATGATTTAGAAGATTTAATTCTGTGGTTGAAATTTGACCATCAGCTTCTGCTTCTTCAAGTAAAGTTCTAAATAACCATCCACCTGCTTGAGAATGTAAAGTTTCATCAATGGCAGAAAAGTTTATTCCAGCATTAATATTAATTAATTTATTTTTACCAGCAGAATTAAAATGTTTAAGAAAAGCAAAACTAGAATAAAGAATAGCACCTTCAATCATTGAAAAGATACCGACTGATTTAAGAATATTATAGATATTATCTTTTTTCTCAGTTCGTTTACCAATCCAAGCCATTCTATTTGAAAGAACTTCATCTTCTTTATAAGAATTATAGAATTCTTGAGTATCTAAACCAAGAACTTCATTAATTTTGTTATAGAATGGAGCATGAACTCCTAATTCCATGAAAGAAAATGTTGCAGCCATTCTTTGGATATCTGGTCTTGGAAAGACCTTTGAAACATAATTCTGCCAATAATCATTACCAACATTTAACTCATAAAGAGTAAACAACTTTAGAGTTGAAATAACTCCATGATATTCTGCTTCCGTACAATTTGTTTTTAAATCATGAAGATCTTTTTCTACTTCTATTTCATCAGGTAGCCAAAATACTTCTGCCTGTTGTTTAGCAAATTCTATTGCAACTGGATAGTCAACAATATATTCACTCTTTGGTGTCAATAACCTTATTGTCATTGTAAATCCCTATGTAATTTGTTTTGTATACTATATATTAGATATCATTTTCCAATCTATTTTCAGAATTATAAGGATCAAATTTTCCGCCTGGATATCTGGCTTCAAGTTTCCTAACATTTTCAGCAAACATTTCATTAGGATCTACACCTAATGCTCTACAAGCATTAATCAAATACCAACATACATCACCTAATTCACGATACATATGGAAATGATTATCTTCATTATATGGTTTACCTTGGAACACAATTTTCTTAACAATTTCTGTAAATTCACCAGATTCAGCAGATAATCCAACAGCAGAAGTCAATAATAATGAAATATTACATCCTTCTTCTTTTAGGAAATTTAATCTTTGTATAAAAGCATCATGTTCGTTTGATTCTTGTGATGTTACTGCTTCTACGAAATCTTTGTATTTGTTTAAATCAATTTGTTGCATTATATTCTCGCTTTTATTTAATAAAGTTGTAATTCAATTCTATCTCTATATTGGATCCATCCTCTAAAATTTCTATATTGAAATTCAGGATCTCCTGGTGTTGCTTGATGTTCAGCTGGACTAGCATGAATTGGTACAGATCCAACTAAAGCATCATGTAAATCAATATCTCTTTGTATATTAGGACGACTACCATCATGATTACTATAAGAAACTCTAGCACATCTTGCTGTTGAACATTTCAACAACATTTCTTCTGGATAATCTAATAGTTCATCATCAGTAATATAAGGCAAATGCCATTCACCATGATCTAATTCTTTTGGAATACTATTATCTAGTTCTAATTTAATTAATCTAGCTAATTCTTGAATTTCTGGTTGAGCATCAGGATGTATTCGTAAACTAAAGAAATTATCAAAATCTGTAGCAGTTAAAATTACACTAATATATTGCCAAGGTTCAAGAATTCTATTACCAATTTGTTTATGTAAACCAATTTTACTAAACAAATAAGCAAAAATACAAGCAAATTTACTAGCAGTACGC